AATGGTAATATCGATTGGATTTGAATTGTATAGATTGTTCATAAAGGTATCAAACAAAAATGGATTTGTTTTGTTTACCACAACTACCTTTACGTATTTGTCTTTGTATAGACTCAAATCTTTATTGCTGATTTCGGTAATTGATTCTACTTTATCATCGTATATGATACGATGGAACATTACATTTGGATTTGGTATAAACTCAAGTTTACGATTGGATAAATTGAATATGTGAAAACCGCGGGTATCATTATAATCTTGCCATGTGAGTTCGTATGGGTTACCTAGATAATAGATACTATCTGCGCTACTACGATGATGATAGTGACCACTGAATACCATATCGAAACGTTTAAACATGTTGCGATCAAGACCTTCATGTGAAGGCATACCACGATACATTGCAAATCCTGCAATCTCAAAATGACCCATACAAATCTGTGCGGGTGTATTCTTTATTTCCGCTAAACTAGCATCATAGTTATCTGCACATATCCATGGAATCATACAGATATCATGATTGACATCTTTGTAGTTTAAATGGATTGTTTGTGGTGAATCAATCACTGTAATATTTTCATACTCACGCAAGAGTAACTCAACAGAATTTACATCATTGGTGTTTTTAAAATACGTATCATGATTACCTGCCAACATGTACACTTGAATATTTCGTTTTGCTAATTCATCAAAGAACATTTCTTTTGTTCGTTTGAGTGAATAGAAGTTCACATATTTTCTTCGGTCAAATGTATCACCAAGAATAAGAACGGTAGTAATACCCAATTCATCAATAGTTGGAAAAAAAGTACCATCATAAAATTTTTGATAGAAATCTAAAAAGTGTATAGAGTCATTCCGAGCACCAAAGTGCTGATCGGTGATTATTGCTACTTTCATTGCAAATACCTTCTTTCAAAATTTATACTTCATCACTTTCATCATCAAGAAACTTTTCAATACCTATAACTTTGTTTTTAGTATTTTCTTTTTTCTTCTTACGTGATTCTTCGTAGTTTTCAATAAACTCAGATATATTATCGTACAGTTCAAACTGTCTGGTATTACCATCTTCTGATTCTAACATCTCAAATTCATCAAGTATACCATATTGTTCGGTAGCCTTATACTTGACATACATCTGCTTTTTTTCTTTTTGAATACGCCTCAAGAAAGCATAATATATGATTTGGGTGAAATATGCAAATGGATTATTACTCTTTGCCGGATCAAAGTTCTCAAAATACATTAAACAGTTTTCAATACCATCGGCAATCATTTCATCACGATAGGTATAGTTAATAAAGTTAGGTTTGTGAGATAGACCTTCTGCAATCTTCATAAAACACTCACCAATATAATTTGGTATCTGAGGTTTAATCTTACCTTCTTTTTTTGCAATAGCACAATCTTCTTTGTACTTGATTAATGAAGCAAGAAAATCGGCATTATTGACGTAGTGTTTAATTTTCATAATTATTCATGTTTACCATAATTTGTTGTTGACATTTGCTTGACATGTGCGTATATTGAGTATGTACCCTTAGAAAGTATAAATCTAATGTATCTGATTCAGTAACTTAGCTTCTTCTGCTTCTAACAGTAAATCTTCTGGATCTTCTTCTGATTCTTCACTAGATGCTAACAATGTCTGTATATTCTGTGCCATATTAATATAATACGTTGCAAACTCATCACTCGGATGCATCACACTCAGGATATCAGTCTCAAAGACTACTGCTTGATTTTGTGATAATATAGTAACAGGTAACCATTGTTCCATATAGACAACATTTTTACCTAATCTTCTATCAGGAATAACTCTTACTTCCATTGGATTTGTCATAACGATTCTACCATAATCACCTTCTGTTAATTCAGCAACGACATCTTCACCTGATTTAAAACGGACTATTTTAATTTCCTGTTGATACATTTTTGAGTCCTATCTTGTAAAGTTTATAATCGAACTTCTCATCATTATATATCTTTACTCTTTCTACGAAATGTCTTAATGTGAAATTCATATGTTTTCCCACTCTCAAATCATCTGCTATATCATATAATGTTGCTTTATCTTTTCCTTCAGATTGTCTTAACCCACGACCAATCGATTGTAAATTTCTTACTCTTGATTTTGAAGGACTAGCAAATATAATATTGTGCAAATTCTTAATGTTAATTCCAGTAGAAAAAGTTCCATAACTAGCAACGATAATAGCATCTTTTTCATCTTCAGTTATTCTACGAACTTCTTCACGCATCTCGGCATCAACACCACCATGAATAAAAAAAACTTTTCTATCTTTGATGTTTTTGGCACCGGTAATTAGATCATACAGGATCTTACCATGCTTGTCAACATATTGATAAAGAATTAAGGTATTTGTACCAAGTGATAATGCTAAGTTTTTTATAAATTTATTTCTAGATTCATTAAGTACCAAATACTCTATTTCATCTTTATATTCTTTGCCTTTCATCTCTTTACATATTGCATCATCATGTTTTAACACCAAACATTTGATCTCAAAGTCTGCAACCTTACCTGAATCAATTAATTTTCTGGTTGTAGTTACTTGTTCGACTGGACCAAATAAACCTTCCAAAACAAGTTTATGAGTCTTTGTGCCATCTAATGTTCCTGTTAATCCTATGCGATAACCTGCATTAGTACAACTTGACATAATGGTAGTTAATGATTGTGCTTTGAAAAGATGTGCTTCGTCACCAATAATAAAATCAAACTGCTCAAAATATTCTTTGGGTAACTTATATAATGACTGCCATGTTGATATAGTCAAAGGTAAGTCTGTTACTTTATCTTTGCCTTGATATATTCGATGTGTGTGTTCTGCAACATTCCAACCATAGTCTGCAAAATCAGAATATAATTGTTCAACAAGAGATGTTGTCGGTACGATGATAAGACCTTTCTTGCAACGATAATCAAGAAATTGTCTTACTAGTAGATATATGATGAGTGATTTACCTGATGCCGTTGGTGAAAGTAATACTGCTCTTTTGTTTCTTATGGCATGTACAAATGCATCGATCTGATAGTCACGAACTTCTAATTTTAAATTTAATTGTTCAATAAACTTTTTTGCAAGATATACACTAAAATCTTCAGTTAAATCTGCTCTTGGTTCACCATACTCAAACGTGTAATCACGTTCTTTACAGAATTCTTCAATGTATGAAATAAGACCATGCGTGATTTGATTATTTCGTAAATCTAAAAGACGAATCTTTCCGTCCCATATACGATTACGGAATGCTGGAGTAAATTGATGACCAGGAACAGAAAATGTAAAATATTCTGAAAGTTCTTGTGCAATATGTCGTTCGCAATGAACTTTCACATATGCTTCGTTTACTTTGGTAATTAGTATATCATTGTCCTGCAACAAATTTCTCCCATGATATGTAGTCACGTAATTGCCATGTTCTCTGCTTGAGTTCATTCATAATAGATTCAACTACCGCAACCACTTCTTCATGGTATGCTTTCTTTTCGAGAAATTTAATTAAATCATTATCTGCTTCTAGATATGTAGACACATCAGATTTCAATGTAAAAGCAAAAGGTTCCCAACCATATTCTTTTAAATCTTCTTGGGACATTTTACCTGTATAGTATTCCCATTTGACTTTACGCATACGTTGGTAATCAAACGTTGCCTTCTTGACAGCAATTCGATGTTTAGTTAATATGTTGAGATATTTACTGTGTAGTATTGGTATACGAATCAATTCTTTACTTGGTTCGGTTTGATCGATTTGGGAATCTTTTTCCCAATACTTTAAGATTTGTTCTAAGTTTTCCATAATATAAATCCAAAATAATGTTATATTCTCAGTATATCATAATGAATTGGATTTGTCAAGCGGCAACAAAATCATAGTAATCATACCTAAATGTCACACTGGCAGTCATAATATCATCTGCCGAATTCTTCGTATTGAATTCTAATTCCGATAATGTATGTGGAAACATGTTTTTGAATTCCACTCTAATTTTTGGATTATTTAAATTTGAGTATATCAACAATGTACCGTCTGTGTATTTTTCGGCAGTTGATAATTGTGGAAAAGTTACTGGATCTGCCATACCACGAATCCAGTTGTGTATATCTAACCATGAACTCAAATCTTCATTTACCATAAAACGCACGGTAAATTCATCATATGTTATTTTTTGTCCAGGTCTAGCAATATTTACAAATGGTGTTGTTTGTGGTAATTCATTAATACTGATACCAGGAACACTAACTTCCTGACAAAAGAAAGTCATATTGTTGATATTTGGAAATATCAATTGAAACTTTGTTGATTGCAACAAGTTGGTATTGGCTGGTGTTCTTCCTATTGCGGTCATGGTGATTTCTCTAAAAGTGTATACTACTATTTATGAACCAAAAAAAGAGAGAGTATTTCTACTCTCTCTTTAAACGCACTCTTATTGGTGCTTCTCGTCCCGTGAGGGATATTACATCAAGTTTTTAACTTGGAAAATGCGATAGTACACGTTTGTACGTGGGTTCAACGCACCATTACCTTGTGTCAGACCTTGTGCAAATGGGTTTGCAACCATGCCGTAACGAGTCTTGAATCCAATTTTTGGTTGGAATGTGAACTGGTCAACTGCA